AAATCCCCCTTCCCCTCCCCCTCCTTCCCCTCCCCCTCCCTCCCCCTCTTCCCCATTCAACCCCAAAGGCCTTTACACTCTCGCCATGCTCTCCTCCATGTTCCCGCAACATAAATTCTCCCCAGTCGACTACGATCCGTTCAAGGTCATGCCAAAGGAAGCCAACAATTGAAACGAACCATCCACGCGCATGAGATGGTGGTCAATCTTGCAAGGGAATTGACTCTTGCCAGCTATGAATCTCTCATGGCCTCCAACCGCATTCGAGCCGAGTGGAAACGCACTCACCCCGGGGTGAGTGAACTTGGCCTTCAATCGGCGTTTGTCAAGAAATACCTCTCTGCTCATCTCTCCCCCGCCCGGGCGACTCTTGCCGGAATGCTGGCTCAGCCAATCGATGAATCCTGGAAGGTTACAATTCACGACGCGTTGTTGAAGGACGCGAGCTTGATTCGAGGAAGGACGCTACAGTGATGGTTGAGGAAACAGAAGTTCTTGGGGAAGAGGTAGCGGACCAGGCAAAGGACCCGCCAAAGGACCCGCCTGCCACTATCTCGGCTGACCCGATTCCCCCGACTGACCCTAGTCCACCGACTATCCCGACTCCACCCCCCCGCCTGTCCCCCGAGGACTGGGCGAAGCAGAAAATGCAGCAGAGGATTGATAGACTCACCAGAGAAAGAGCGACTCTCGAAGCCGCCCTTGCTGCGAAGCAGGCCAGCGGAACAGCTCCGTCTCCTACCGACGACATAACCGCGCAGGTCGAATCTCGGGCCATGGCCATTGTCGCCCAGCGAGAGTTTAATACCAAGTGCGAGCAAGTAGTGCAACTCGGCCGAAAAACCTTCACAGACTTCAACGAGTCGGTGAAGACTCTCCAACAGCTCGCCGATCTTCGATCAAACGAGGATGGGACTCCAATCAACGTACAAGAAGCTGCCCGGTACACCTCCTTCATCGATGCTATTATCGAAACTGGCGAAGGGCCTCGTCTGATCCATGATTTGGCGTCGGATCCCTCCGAGGCCGAAAGGATTTTCAAAATGCCTCCAGTCAAGCAAGGCGTAGCCCTTGCGAAACTTGCTGCGAGTGAACCAGAGCCGGTCTCGAATGCTCCGAAGCCCCTCACGCCGATTGGAAATCGAGCTGGAACCCGAGTCCCTATTGATCCTCGGGATGTTTCTCGGGCTGACAATCTATCGACAGCAGAATGGATCACGAGAAGAAATCAACAGGTTGCCGAGGATGCGAAGACTCGGCGGGGGTATTGATGAAAAAAGGACCTTCTATCTACGAAACTCCAGTCTGGACTGACCATCCATTCATTGGCCGAATCCCAGCTGACATAATTCTCCGAAAGGAAGGCTCACTACTTATTATCGAAAAATCGCGGCAGGGGCACGTCCGCCATGTCGATCTTTGTATCTCCGAAGAGAAGACCGAGTCTGAAATATTCGAACAGATCACTGTCGCAGTGAGTATGCTGAACTGGGGTAAACGTACCGAACCAGGGGCTTCGCCCCCATGAGTCTAGGGCTCTCTCCCTTGCTTCGCCCCGTGTCTGGGACACTCTTCCCTGTGGAAGGCTTCGCCTTCCGGCCTATGTAAGTCTGGCCAACTTAGAGGAGTCAACAGGAACCAACCACCATGGCCAACTCATTACTAACTATAAACATGATAACTCGAGAGGCAGTCCGCCTCTGGAAGAACTCCAACGCCTTCCTGCAAAACGTCGATATGCAGTACGATGATTCGTTTGCCGTCAGCGGCGCGAAGATCGGAACGGCGCTTCGAATTCGCCTTCCCAACGACTATACCGTCGTGACTGGACCAGCACTTTCCGTCCAGGACACCATTGAACAATCCACGACTCTCGCCCTCGCGACGCAAAAACACGTCGATGTCTCTTTCACCACCGCCGATCGAACGATGTCTCTCGATGATTACTCCCGTCGAGTCCTTGCCCCGATGGTTAACAACCTCGCTGGGGCTGTCGCCGTCGATATCATGTCTGGTGTCGAGGGCGGAATCTGCAACTGGGTCGGGAACCAGGATATTAACTCCAACATCCTCTCCCCGATCGCCGGAACCTATCTCAACGCCGGGGCGACCCTAGACCTCAACTCCGCGCCAATTGCGAATAGAAAAGTCGTGAACGGGCCGAGGACAGAAGCTCGAGTTGTATCCGCTCTCTCAGGCCTCCTCAATCCACAAAGTCAGATCTCATCCCAGTACGTCACTGGAAGAATGTACGACGCTCTGGGTTTCATCTGGATGAAAGACCAGACCGCTATCGTTCACACCAACGGAACGCTGGCGCAGAACTCCGCAACAGTCCTGGGGGCAAATCAGACCGGCCTGAATCTGGCCGTGAATGCCCTAGCCGGCTCAATCAACCAAGGAGATATCATCACCGTCGCTGGAGTCTTCAAGGTCAACCGGATCACGAAACAATCAACCGGTGAACTTGAACAATTCGCCGTAACGGCGAATGTCGCCAGTGGAGCCACCTCCATCCCCATCTACCCGGCTATCGTCCCGCCCCAGGGCGGGAGTCAGGTCCAGTACCAGACTGTGACCGCAAGCCCCGCCAATGGCGCTGCGGTCAATCCGACGAATGGCCTAGCTGCCTCTACGACTTACCGGAAAAACTTTGTCTATGCCCCAGAGGCTGTGACTCTGGCCATGGCAGACCTGGAGATTCCGAGAGGAATTCACGAGAGCGCTCGGGAACAATTCGACGGTGTTTCTATGAGAATGCTGACCGACTACGTTCCAGGCACCGACCAGATGGTCACCCGACTCGACGTGCTCTATGGCTATCTCTGGATTCGCCCTGAATGGGCTTGCGTTGTAGCAGATCAAATTTGAGAAAAGGAACTCCTCCATGACCTCCTCCATCGACCGGTTTCGCGAGTTCCTTCGAACTCACCACGAGGGCAACACGCAGAGACAATATCTCGCCCTGGCGGCTCTCGACGCGCTCAAGGGCGCTCTAGAGTCTCTCGCTGCCCTCGGCCATCGCTTCGATATTGTCGAGGCAGAGCCAGCACCACCAGATGAGTTCCCCAAAATGATGTTCCACGCGCAACATGGGAACCTCGTTGTTCATTCAAAGGAGGCGGTTGAGAATCTGTCTCCGGGCTGGCAAGACAAACCCATCGGGTGGTTTGATCCGAAGGGGAGAGACCAGGAGGTCGCTGAAGCTCCGCCCCCCCATCCTGTTCCAGTCGACATCTCCGCCGCGATGGCTAGGGGACAGATTGACCATCGAGTCGAGGAGCCATTGCCAGAAGTCGACTCCCCGGACGTTCTCGAAGGCAAAGCTGACGAAACCGGCGAAATCCCCACCCCAAAGGTCTGAAAATGAACCGCCATAGATTCACTATATTCGACGCAGCTGAGGCCGCTGGCGTCTTTGACGCAAACCCGGCGAATTCCTTCGCCAGGAGCAAAGACGGGCAGAGTCTCTTCTCTGGCCCGGTCGAATACCCAAAGATCCTCTACCATCCCGTCGGCGAGACCAAGATTATCGTCAATGGGACTGCCGAGATGACCCCCTTCGGCCCGAAATACGTGAATGAGCAGAGGGAGATGATTTGGAAAGAGGTCAAATCCCCCGAGGAAGAGAAGGAGTTACGAAAGGCCGGCTGGCATGACCATCCAGCCAAAGCGATAGCCGAAGGGAACAAGAGTCGAGCGCCAGATAAGGTCCTTCCAGTCCCCGCGATCTCTTCCGTCCAGACCATCGCGGAACTGCAAGCCCAGCTTGCCAAGACCCAGGAGGCGTTGAAAATTGCTGAGGCTAACCAGCAGGTCGGAAAAGTGGAGAGGCAAGCCGAGATGACCCTCGCCGATAAATTGACCCAACAGACTGCCGCTGCTGGCTTGGCCTAATCAACCCCCATGGCCTCCAACAACCCACTTACAACGACTGTCTACGATCTCTGCCGGCGGGCTTTAAAAGACGCCGGGGCGCTCGGCGTTGGGCAGACTCCTCTGGCGGAGGACATCTCCGACGCCTGGGATTCAATGCAGTGGATGTTACAGCAGTGGGAGCGGGCGAGATACCTAATTTATCATTTAGTTACCTATACTGTCGTCTCCGACGGGCGAATCACTCCGTATCTCGTCGGTCCTGGCTCCCTAGACATCGACACCAACGTACCGGCAGGGAATTTCAACTCTAATTTCAACAACACCTTCGGAGGGGGGAATTTCGGATTCACGACAAGTCGGCCAAATCGAATCGAAAGTGCATTCTTCGCCCAACTCAATTCTATCCCCCAAGGCCCAATCAAGTATCCTCTCCGAGTCCTTAACTCGATGGAAGATTACAATAAGATTGCGCTTCCGAATCTGCAGACCTTCTCTCTGGTGATCTTCTACGACCCGGCAGTGCCGCTCGGCGGCCTCTACGTCTGGCCGTGGCCACAGTCCTCCATCTACTCAATTGGAATAATCTGCCGAGAACAACTCCCTTCCGCCTTTCCCTCCCTGCAAAGCATCATCACTCTGCCGTTTGAGTACTTCCAAGCCATCGTCTCGAATCTGGCGATAGCCCTCCGGCCTAAATACGGCCTTGGCACTTTCCCAGGGGACCTCGTCCCGGCTGCGGCCAAGAACTCCCTAAACGTCCTCCGAAAGGGCAACACTGCGATAGTCAATCTCACCATGCCGAAGGAACTCGGCCGGGATGGACTTTATAACATTTATTCTGACCAGACCTACTAAGGAGTGTCTTCCATGACCGCTGGATCATTCATTGGAACCCTCGACCAGTCTAGTCTCATCCCCGGCCCGAGACTGGTGGCTGGCGACACCATCGCCGCCATTGTGAAGCAGAGTGCCTCTGGACTTGGCTCTCTAACTGCCCTGGCAGGAGGAGGTTCAACCGGGGCGATTCAGATCTCAAACTACATTTCCGAATTCACCACTGTTGCTTCAGCGAATGATTCGTGTATTCTCCCGCCGGCCCTGTCCGGACTCGAATACGTGATAATCAACTCTGGTGCCTCTAACCTCCGAGTCTACTGTTCCACCGCCAACCCGTCGAATCTATCCG